AGTTTCCGATGAAGAGATGCGTGGAGTTCACATCGAACGGCATAAGTTTCATGGAGAATGGAACTATGCAATCATGCCTCAGCCTAAACCATGACTTGCTACCTTTATTTATTGACGCCGCCTAACGCCTGAATTGGCATGTCAACCCGAACGAAGCGCACGATCCCGCGCCTGATTTCACCACCGGGGCTGGTTGAGCTTCCGGGTGATCCAATGGTAGACGTCTCTGTGCTTGTTGAAGGGGATGTCTTTGATGAAGGGCTCCCAGCGCTGCGAGAGGATGTCCTCCAGCGGACGTTCCCGCATTAGTGTCGGGAGTGGCTTCGGTTCCGGCGATGCCGCCTGGATGATTTCCTTGCGGGTGCGATTTTCGGTCCCGGCCATGACCTCCTTGGTGATGCCGAGTTTCGCGACGGCGTCCGCAAACTTTGCATCTCGGCGGACGGTGCGCGATGAGACGCCGGATTGTTCTGCGATTCCTTTTGCGATTTCAGGATCGGAGGCCATGTGGACACTGTGTCCACTTGGGTCTGTAGCCCTCCCGGAAGGGTTCAGCGTCTTGAGCGCCGCCAGCCGTTCCTTCACCGGGATGCGTTGCGCTGTGTAAAGCTTGCCCCGGAGCAACGCCACCGCGTCCGGGGACAGGTTGCGCCGGCCAAGCTGGTTGTTGATGATCCAGTTCAGCGCGTTTTCGCGCGTGTCGAAAACCAACTCGGTCGTCTGGAGTTCGTCCAACCTTTCGAGTTCCTGCAAAATCTCGTAGCGGTTGTGGCCGTCCACGAGGATCGTCTTTCCCTCGTGATTCCAGACAATCAGCGGGGAGAGAAGACCGCTGCGCTCGATGTCTTGCCGCAACATCTGTCGCTCGATCTCCGTGAGCGGCGGGCAGTGGGCGCGGAATTCTTCGTCAATGGTGATGGTGTCGCAGGAGGCTGGAAGTATGGACATGATGCCGACGGCGGCATGTCAACCTCGTCCATCCGGGCATAAAAAATCCCCGGCAGCCCATTACAGAGCCGCCGGGGATGAGTAGAGAGTTGTTATTTGACGTGCGCCGAAACGAGCTTGGTCATCTCGAACATGCTGACTTGCTTCTTGCCGCCGAAGACCGCTTTGAGTGCTGGGTCGGCGTTGATCATCGTCCTCTTCTTGGGATCCTGAAGATTGTTCTTCTTGATGTAGTCCCAGAGCTTCTTGGTCATTGCGCTGCGAGGCAGCGGCTTTGAGCCGACGATGACGGCGAGCACTGCGTCCGGCTGGATGGGCTTCATCAGCGCCGGGTTCAGCTTCCGCTTAACCTTCTTGACGGGAGCTTTCTTGGCCGGGGCCTTTTTGACGGGTGCCTTCTTTACAGGTTTTGCGACAGCCTTTTTGACGGGTGCCTTCGCTGGTTTCTTGACTGGTTTCTGGGCGGGTTTCTTTTTGGTTGGCATAGCAGATTCAGGCTTTGGCAGGTTCCCGCGGTTTCAGCAACCCGATTTCACTGGAGGACGCAGCATTTTTTGCGAAGAGCACGATCCGCTCCACGGCTTCGAGCGTGAGCTGACGTTCCGAGAGCCGGAAAACCGTCCAGCCAGCGAGCGCCGCCTCGAAGTATTTTTCAATGTCGGCCAGGAATCCCTCCGCCCGATTGTGTCGGCCATGAATCCAAATTCCACCCTCGACTTCGATCAGAGTGCGGCTCGGGATGTGAGCGAAGTCGGCTCGCCAGCGGCGACCGGGATGAAAGACAAATTCCTTCTCAAGGGCCGGGCCGTTCGCCGCCCGCCAGAGGAAGGCGAACCGGGCTTCCAGGCGGGACGGAGATCGTTTGGCGCGGAATCGGAGACGGGGCATCCCCGATGCCGGGAGTCAACTCACAGCAAGTCCGGCTGATTCGGATCCGGCACGCTCGTTTCGATTTCGTCGGTGAGCGACTTGGAAATCCTGGACGTGACCTTCAGTTTTGTGGGCGAGTGGGAGCGGTCGAATGTGACCTTGAACCCGATGCCGAATTTCCCGTCCTCGTCCGCCGAGTCAACGGCTTCGGAGTAATGGGCGGTGAGGAGTTCAGTGATCGCTTCGATGGCGGCTTTTTGTTCGGAGTCGGCGGGTAGTGTGGTCATTGTTGGAGAAGGTGGAGTTCGAGTTGAGAGGTGAGTTTGATGATCTGGACGGCTTCGGTGAGCCGGTTCCTGGCGGCGACGAATGCGGCCCGGCGGATGCCCAAGCGGGGCTGCCCGTTAATGTCGCTATTGCCGACATTAGAACGGGTGAGGACAATCATGCTGTTGCCTCGTTGCATGCGAGTTGGAATTCGAGTTGGCTGACGTGGAGGTTGAATGCGGCGGCGTCCTTGAGTCGGTGGAGTGCCTTGGTGACGCTTCCCCGGCGAAGTCCGGTGAATGGCTTTCCGTCGTCGTCAACCGTGCCGTAGAGGTGGAGGTTGCTCGGGAGCACGGCGGCGATGATCTTCTCCTGCGTGCGGGACAACTCGCGAAAGTGGAGCGCCGAGGTCAGGACTTCGTCGTAGCTGTGCTTGAATGCCGCTTTCCTTGCCTGCTCCTCGATCTGGATGAAATACCGGCGGGCGAGCTTTCCCTTTTCGTTGTTCTCGACCATGGATAACTCCTTCGCCATCGCGGTCGCCAGGTGATATTCGATGCATGGCCGCCCGCCTTTGGAGGTTTTCCCCAAATTTGGGGAAAACTCACCGCTGCCACATTTTGAGTTCGCCGAATTTGGCGCGCTCAACTCTTCGACAACAACGAAGTCTTTGTCCTGCTCAAATCCGTATTGCTGAATGCGGTTATTGATCCAAGTGGAAAAATCCTTCCCCACCCCCAGCCACCTGTGGAGTTGGCGGGCGTTGACGGTTTTCTTCAGTTCCTCGCCAACCTCAAGGTCAGCGACCGGCAGCAGTGCGTTCAGGTTGTTCATTGGGTGGGATGCTCAGAGCCGATTGCACTGGAGGTTTTTGATCTGGCGTTCGAGGCGTTCGATGTCCCGCTTGCAGGCCTGGATGTCGAACCAGATCTCGAAGGCCTTGTTCAGGGCCAGGAAGAGGCACATCCCGGTTGAGAGGATGCCGATGAAGGTGAGGAGCAGGTTGATGGATGTCATTTGATGGATGTGTTGAGTTGGTTGATGATGGAAAGGACGGGTTCGAAATCGCGGAGGAGTGCGGCGACTTGCTCGCGGGATCGGGTCTTGATCCAGTCGGTGCCGCCGATTTGTTTCCACCAGCCGCAGATTCGGTTGATGGACGGGATGTGATTGGTGATGCCCTGCTCGGAGGGAGGGACGGAAAGTTCCTCGGGAGAGAGGACGCGACCGGAGGTGATGGACGCCCGGAGCCGCCGAACGCTGATCCGCTCGCCGGAATCCCCGGCTGCCGCAGTGTTGAGCCACTCGACCTGCTTGTCGGTGGCGAGCTTGGCCACGACTTTGTGGTGTTCCCAGGAGAGAAAGTCGTTGCGTAACGACATTGGAACCCGGCGGCTCACGTAGGCGTAGGATTTGAGGGTGGTCGGGTCGAGGCCGGTCGCCGCTTGGGTCGCCACGTAGTTCGGGGCCGAAACCCTGACGTGGCGCGGGTCGGGGGCCATGCTTGGAAAGTATGGCTGGACCGCGAATTTTTCCTCGCCGTAGATCATCCAGTCGCCGATGACGAATGCCATCGATTTGAGGGCACCGCCGATTTGGGGAGCCATCGAACTCCATTCCTCGAACGTGAGGTCGGCGTTGAATCGCAGCCCGTTCGGGGTGATGGTCAATTTTTCGTTGATTTGGGTGAGCATGAAAATTCCTGGTTGGCCCGGGCTCGGAGCTGGGCGGTCCGATACGACTTGCGCGCTGTCAACGAACGCATGGCCCGTGAGGGCGGGAGACTGAGGCGCTCGGAGAGTTCGACGCAGCGCTTGGAAACTGCCGCACGGGTCACGCCGTGGCGGGTGGCGATCTCGGACATTGAATCACCGACGTAGGAGAGGCCGGACACGATCGCCAGGCACTCGACGGTGAGCGATCGGTTCTGCATGCCGAGGATTTCGCCCAGGAGCCGGCGCAGGACGTCCCAGAGCGCCTCGTCGGTGAGGCTGTCGTTTGCTTTTGGTGCGGGAGGAGGATCGATGGCTTTCGCAATGTCGAAGTCGTCGGAGGCGACCGGGGATTCGGCGATGTCCACGGTGAGGCCGCAGTGGGATGCCGGTTGGTCGTCCATGCAGGGAGCCGCCAGTCCCTCCGCCTCAAGCCGGGCACGTTCCTTCGGAGAAAGCCCGGCGATCCACGCTTCGTATTCCCGTTTATAGCGGGCGTTCTTCACGGATTGGGATGTGGCGTAGTCGTTCATTTTTCGCTCCAGCGTTCGCAGACGCCCGCCTCCACTTCGATTGGCACCTGGGGAAACAAATCGGTCATGGCGGAGATCATCGATTCCCGGACCACTGCGCAGACGGCCTCGGCGTCCGCCTCCGGGGATTCCACGATCACCTCGTCGTGCACGGTGCTGATCAGACGGGAGTTGGCTGGCAGCCGGGATGCGATGAGGACCAGTGCGCGTTTCATGCCGTCCGCGCAGCCACCCTGGACCGGGGTATTGACCAGCGCCGTGAACTGCTGCCAGGCATCGGCCTCCTTTGGGATCAGGCGGCGGCGACCGAGCACCGTCCTCACCTCCCCCACACCGCGTTCGGCGATGTTGTGGCTCTCGCCGTGCCATTGCCGCAGGGCGCCGTAGGTGCGGAAGAACGCCCGGCGGATTTCATCGGCTTCGTCCTCCTCAAGGGTGACGCCGTAGGAGGATGCCGCATAGCGAACGAGGCCCTTCGCGGACTGGCCGTAGAGCAAACCGAAGTTGCAGCTTTTACTGATCTGCCGATCCTCCTTCGTCACGTCCTCAATCGGCTTCCCGAGCACGGTGGCGGCAGTGAGTTTGTGGAGGTCTTCGCCTCGCTTGTAGGCTGCGATCATCTTCGCCTCCCCTGCAATCGCAGCAGCCGCCCGGAGTTCGATCTGGGAATAGTCGGCCACGATGAGCCGGGAGCCGGTGGGCGCGAGGAAGCATTCCCGGAGTTCGCCGCGGCCGATGTTCTGGAGGTTCGGGGTTTTGCTCGAGAACCTTCCGGTGTCGGTGCCGGTCGGCTCGAAACGCCCGTGGATCCGCCCGTCGGACTCGATGCAATCAATGAGGCTCTCTGCCTGTTGAGCCGACTTTTCTGCGCCCCGCAATGCGAGGATCGCCGGGATGATCGTCCCGTCGTCGGCCGCCTTGAGGGTTTCCTCGTTCGTGTTCGCAACATCGATCCCAGCGCGGGAGAGGGCCGCTTTGAGTTGGTCTGGGCTGCCGGGGTTGAGCGATGGCGCGTTGAGGAGGGCGCGAAGTTCGTCGGCCTTCGCCTTGGTCGTTTCCCTGGAGGAATCCCGGATCGCCTGCAGCCGGGGTTTGTCCATCGCGATCCCTGCCACCTCCATGGCGACGATGGCCGGGAGCAGTTCCATTTCGAGCGTCCGGACCGTTTCGAGATCCGCGCCGCCGAGTTCCGCATCCAACCGGCCAGCCAGATCGTGGAGATGCGCCACGTCCCGGGCCGCATAGGCGAGTTGGTCGTCCGTCAGGAACATGCCGCCCCAGTCGGAGCGGGACTGATCGGGGGCCGGGGCGATCCCGAGGAACCGCTCCAAACATTGGTCCAGGTTGTTGCCGGGTTTCGTGCCGGCCGAGAGCAGACGGGCGGCCGTGAGCGTGCAGAACACCTTCTTCGGGCGGACCGCGCATTTGACCGCCAGCCAGAGCAGATCGAATTTCGCGTTGTGGGCGATCACCTCGACCGCCTCGATGGCGCGGCCCAGGTCGCCGAGATCGTAGCCGGTCGCCTGGAGGTCAATCAGCCATGGGGTGCTGCCAGCCACCCGGAGCGAGAGGAGCCGGATGTCGCCCCGCCACGGGTTGAGTCCGCCCTTCTTGCCGCTACCGAACGTCTCGATGTCCAAGGCCACCGCGCCGGCGGCGGTGATCGCGGTGGCGATTTCGGCGAATGTGTCCGCTGCGGAAACTCCGCGCGCGGGACGGACCTCGGTGTAACCGCAGGGAAGACCTTTGAGTCGAGAGGTCGTGGCTGAAGAAACTACCTCCCCCCCCGCTGCTACTGCAATAATCCCCCTAACCCCTTTAAGGGGGTTAGGGGGGGGGATTATTGCAGCAGTGCAGCTATTGATTTTTGCAGTGATTATTTCCGATTTTTTCAGTAGCTGTTTGTTATTCATAAAGTTTTGGTGGTGTGAGTGTTGCGAAGATGTTGATTTTCGTTTCTTAAAATTGAATTTTTGCAGTGGGAGCAGATTTTTTGAGCGTTTTGGAAAAAAGGGTTTTTGCAGTAGCCGCCGAGTCGTTTTTCTTGCTGAAATCCTGATGGTTTCCTGTGCATTGAATGATTCATAAGAGGTTGTCCTTATGCTTTTTCCACCAGTTCCAGATCGTGCGCTCAACGACGCACATCTTGCCGGCAATCTCTTCTACGTTCTCAGTTGTGACCTTCCCTCCTGCTGCAATTATTGCAGTGCGGAATGCATCCATGTCGTAGGCGCTTGGTCGCCCCGCCGTGCGGTATTTTCCACCGGAGGATTCCCTTGTTTGAGGTGGGGCCTCGCACTGCTCCCAGCAGATGGAGCCGTCCATACGATGCTGAAGGAAGATTGTGTCGGCAGCCTCTCCTGCCGGTGTTTTCAGGCCGGCACGCTTGCGGCGTTTGGTCATGGATAGCTGAAAAGTCGGGGGGTAGCCGTCGGGCACTTTGGTGCGAACCAGCACAGCGGTTTCACGGGACCAGTTGACCAGCGCCGAGCTGCCGAGACCACTGTAGGCCAGATCACTCGCGGTCCAATGCGATGATGCTTTCGGATCCTTGGAGGGCTTGCCAGTGTGGTGAAGCAGGCACCAAATAACTCCGGTTTTTAGGGCGATGGAATTGAGCTTCTTGCAGCAAAAGTTTGCGATCACCTTTTGTTCGGAGATGTCGTCGCCAATGTAGTTGAGCAGTGGATCGGTCCAGACGAGATCGGGCTTGTAGCGGGTCACCAGACGCTCGGCCAATGAGGTAAACTCGTCTCCGGTGTGGGTTGTATTGCGAAAAATGGTGATGTTTTCGTCGAGGAGAGCGTCCTGATCTTTTGTGAGATTCATCCCGCTCCGAACGCCCTGATACATCTCAGCAAGGTCGCCCTTGTCGTTTTCCGCCTGGATCAGAAGCGAGGAGAGCGGGCGGATCGGAGCGATTCCGAATGCAGGCAGGCCAAGCGCCCACAGGATCATGAGCTGCATGCAAATGGATGATTTGCCGACGCCGGACTGTCCAACGATGACGAGGGAACTGCTCCGGCAAAGCCATCGCTGGCCGAGCACGTTGTTCGGATCATTCGCAACATCGTATGTTGCGAGGTCAGATAGACGGATCGGCTCTCCAAGGTCTTCGTGCTCTCGATCCGACTCCCATTCCTCCCAGGATTTCGCGCCGATGTTGACCGCGAGAAGGCGCTGCTGGCGGGGCTCACCGTCCACGGTGCGCCAGCCATCGGGACAGCGGGAAAGCCGGGACGGGTTCTTGTTCTGCTTGTCGAGGCTGAGCCCTTCGAGCCAATCCCAGATAACGCCGACCCGACGGCTGTATTCGTTGGCATCGGGGGCATCGACCCGCACCCAGGCGTGGAGGCTCTTGTTGCCGGAATCGATCACGACCGAGACCGGGAACCCGCTGGAAACGATGGCTCCGAACTGAACTTCCTTCGGGATAAGCTCACCTTTGACGTCCCGGTCAAACTCGACGAGCACATGCCGGAAGGCCGTCACCTCGTCGTTCTTCGCCCCGTCCTTGATCATCGGGTTGAGCCGGACGAAAAGCCCGAGCTTGGTGGAGAAACACCGTTCGATGCCGCCCTTGGACTCGACGCGCTTGCGCCAGTCGGCCGCAGTCAATGTCACCCCCCGTTTCGGAACGATATTGCCGTCGTCGTCTTCGGAGGCTGGGGCGATGGCGACAAACTCGTCCGCCCGGAAGCAGGTTTCGAGAAGCCGCATGAAACCGCCCTCGACCGGCGGGGGCAGCCCCATCGGCTCGGGAACAAATTTTGGGCGGAGTTCGGGCGGGATCTTCGGCGCATGTTGTTGCGGTGGATTTGGGACGACCCCGTGATGGATTGCCGCGCGCGCACCTTGGGCAAGAGCCGAGCGCATCGTCGTTCGCGCCTCGTTTTCGGTGAGCCCGTCCGCGAGCGCCCGCGCCATGAGCCGCTCCTCAGCCTCACCGGGAGCGATGCCTGCATCGCGGAACTGGCAGGCGGCATCGAAAAGCTCGGCATTGCGCCGACCCTCCGCCGCGCCGCGCTCAAGATAGTCGAGCGTGCGGCGCGGGAGCTGCGGCGTGGGAACGGCGGAGCGATACTTCATTTACCGATCCTCGTGTGGATGCCATGAAGCGCCGCCGCGACGTCGATGAACTCGCCAAGGATTTTACGGGTGACCCATGCCTTGCGGGTGAGGTGCCGAACCCAGGCCAGCAGATCGCGCAGGTCCGTGATCCGGTCCACGTCGATCGGATAACACTCGTCGATCCAGATCGTTCTGCCTTTGACGACGACTTTGGCCTCGGGTTTTTCGATGGCCCAGAAGTCGAGCAATTCCGGTGGTTCGATTGGATCGCTCACGCCAGCACCGCCTTTCTGCCGCCGAGGTGGATGTCGAGAAACGCCTTCGCCTCGTTGAAAGTTGCCAGTGCGGGCTGAGCGTGCCCGAACCGGCGCAACATGCGGACCTGCTTCGGGGTGGCCAAGCCGAGGTCGAAGCGCATGAACACCTTGTTGATGATGGCCGATGCCTGTCCCTTGCAGCTCACGGTTGCCGGGTCCACTCCGTAGCGGGCGAGGAGTTCCGCCTGCTTCGGGGTGACCGAATGGTCGTGCCAGGCCATCGTTGGAACGTAATCCGCAAGGTCCATGTCGTTGATCGAGAGCGCGAACTCCAGCGCATCGAACGTGCGGGACTGGCGGCGGCAGTTTTCTTTAAGCCGCCTGCGCAGGTTCGCCGCCAGATCGCGATCCGCTGCCTCCTTCGCCTCCTCGAGGTCGCCCTCGTCGCCGATATTCTCCGTGATCTGGGCGGCTTCTTCGGCGCTGCCGGCGATCAGATGGGCGGGTTTGACCAGGCTGTGGTCACCGGAAAGCCAGAGGAAGTCGAGGAGCAGGAGGTGGTCCTTCCCGGGGAAGAGACGGGTTCCCCGCCCAACGATCTGGCTGTAGAGAGCCCGGACTTTTGTGGGCCGCAGGCAGACGACACAATCAATGCTCGGCTCGTCGTAGCCTTCGGTGAGCAGCATCGCGTTGCTGAGGATTCTGGTTTCGTTCCGTGAAAACCGGGCGAGGATTCCCGCGCGGTCGCGGCTCTGCCCGTCCACATGCTCGGCATTGAGCCCGCGCTCGCGGCACATGGCCGCGAACCTCTCGGAGAGCGAGATGAGGGGCAGGAATACGAGCGTCTTCCGGTCACGGTTTTCGACCATCACGTCAGCGATTCGCCCGAGGTAGGGTTCGATGGCGTGGGCGAGGTCGTCCGGGTTGAAGTCGCCCGCGGTAGTCCGCACGCCGCTGAGATCGAGCCCGAGCGGCACGGTCTTCACCCGGATCGGCGAGAGCCACTGCTGCTTGATCAGGTCGAGGAGGGAGATCTCGTAGGCGATGTTCTGGAAATACCGCCCGAGGTTCTTTTTGTCCCCCCGGTCCGGCGTGGCGCTCACGCCCAGGACGAATGCGTATTCGTCATAATGGTTCATGACCGAGAGGTAGCTGTTCGCGAGCACATGGTGGGCTTCATCCACCACAACGAGGCCGAAGTGATCGCGAGGGAACCGCTCGCGGCGGTTCTCTCGCATGAGCGTCTGCACGCTCGCCACGACGACCGGCGCATCGAGGCTGGCGCGCGAGCTTCCCATCTCCACGTCGGCGACGAGGCCGGTGGCCTTGCGGATTTTGTCCACGGCCTGGCTGATGAGCTCCTCCCGGTGGGCGAGCACGAGCGTGCGCCGCGGTTGATAATGCTCCGCCAGCTTGGCGAAGAGGATCGTCTTTCCGCTGTTGTGGTGAACCGTGAACGAACCGTCCAGGTAGAGGTGGTCGCCGTCGATAGTGAACCCGAAATACTCACCCCGGCCCACCGGACGGACTGCGAATCCTGCAAGCATGTGTGAATTCCCCCCGTCTGGCGTGGGGAGGATCTGCATCGGGAGGCACGAAAAATCCCCCGATATCCTGACCCGGTGAAACATGTCGACGCCCTCCACGATGACCGCACGGTCGGCAGCAAGCCCGAGGCTTCCGGCGATAAAGGCGATGTCCTCGGCCAGGCCGGCTGACCTGGAGGTGAACTCAAACCCGCCAACGATCGGAATCCCCCCAACGTCAAGGACCCCGGCAAGCACCTGGGTGCGCACGGATTTTTCCGCACGGCAGTAGATGTCCGGCACGCAGAGCGTGTCGTCCGCCAGCACCTCGACTCGGTGAGCGCTGGACGCCGGGAGCCCCAGAATCGCCCCGAGGGAATAGGCATCGAACTGAAGGGCCTGCGCTTTAGGGAACTCGACGGCAACCCGTTCCAAAAGGTGAGTCTCTCGGAATTGGCTCCCCGTGCAGATGAAGTCGGCCACACTGATTTCGCAGAACCAGGGAGCCCGATCGGCCTGCCCTTCGCCAATGCGCGTTCGGCGCAGGCGAAGGATGTGACCGCCGTTGACGACGAAGGGGTCGCCCCGGTCGGGCTTGATCTCGAACATGTCATCGCTTCCACAGTGAAGCTCCATGACCGTTCTGGGCTGACTGTCTGGTCCCATGACCTGCTCGCCGACACGGATGGTCTCGACAGCCCGGAGGCTGCCGTCGGCCATGAGGATCGGAGAACCGGGGGCGTGGCAGCCCGTCGGCTTCACCGCGAGTTGCTTCTGGAATTCTCCGAAGCCCTTGGTGATGGCGTTAAACGCCTCGACTTGATATCCGCGCAGGCCCATGCGCTCAGAAGGGTTCGTTTTCATTTTTTGGTCCTCCTTTCTTTGCGGCTGCGGGGGCTTCGGGCGGGAGCCAGGCGGCAATCTTGTTGCGCTTGCGGCCGTTGTATTCCTCGACGATCAAGCGGGCGCGGCCGGAGCGGCCGATCAGGCCGTCGCCGGTGATCTCCACCTCCTCGTCGGGAGTGACCTCCTCGCCGGTTGCGAGCCGGAACGCGTCGATCTTCCAGAACGCATTCGGCGTAAAAACCAGATTGTCGTAGAGGATTGCGCCCGAGGGCTCGATTTTGAGTTTGAGTTCGATCAGTTCGTTGCCCTGCTTGGAGACCGATTCATCGGCGTTGAGGACTTCGACTGTGTATTCCCCGGCCTCGACATAATCGGGCCGGCTGACGGGTTCTGCTGCTTTGTATGATGGCATGGTAGTTTATTTGGTTGCTGCGGTTGTTGATTTGGCGGCACGCAGCGAGAGGCTGGCTTTGCCGTGTTTGATGAGTTCTTCGGGGAACGGGCGGTCGGGGAGGTTCTGCTCCCAGAGCTCGCGGAACTTTTTCGCGGAGAGGCTGCCGTAGGCGGCGAGAACCGGGCCGATGCCGATCTCGGCTACGAACCGGCCCACATCGTCGTTGCCCACGAACTCCGGACCTCGCCGGGAGGCGATCTTCCATCCGGGGATGACCTGTCCGGATTCGATGCGTTCCCTGGCTGCCGCTTCGGCTTGCTCGCGGAAATCGTCCAAGATCCCGCAGGCAGATAGGAATTTTCCGAGCCGGTCGTTGTCGGCGAGGATCAGCTCGAACTGGAATCCCGGCTCCGCCACCGCGATTGCCTTTGCGGCCTCGGCGAGGCGTGCCGGACAGACTTCCCGATTCACGCACCAGCCGCAGTATTCGTTCACGGATGGCTGCTTGTCCGGATCATGGAATTTCCGGACCACCGCCTCCACGATCTGCCGGGCCTCGTCGAATGTGAACCGGTGGGTGACGACTTCCTTCTGATCGCAGAAGAGCAGGTGCGCGGTCCACTCGGAGGCGAAATGCTGCTCCATGAGTCCGAGCGCGTAGGCCGCCATCTGCTCGCAGTAGTTTCGCTTCTGGCCGGTTTTCAGGTCGGCGTGGGCGAGGCGCTCGGGCAGGATCGCATCGGCGGTGCCGGGATTTTCGATCCAGGGAATCGTCACCCGGCAGTCGTCTTCGTTCGTGATGATGGGAGTGCCGCCGGCCAACGCTCGGACCGTGGCCACCGCCCACTCGACGGCAGCGTTGTCCGCCTCGGTCGCCTGGAATCCATCCTCGGGTTCGGAAAGACCCTGGATGCGCACACGAAATCTCGTGTCCAGAGATGTGCCGCGTCCTGCTGCAGGCCCGGGATTCGGGTCGGATTTGTAGCAGGCGCAGAGCGTCAGTTTCGGCAGGGCGGAGGGGCGCAGGCTCATTGGGCACCTCCCGTCACGCTGAATTTCTCCACGGCATCGAGGAACTTGGCGGTGTCCTGGAGGATCCGCTCGGCGTAATCGGCCGGAATGTCAGCCCACGTGCCGTCGGCTTTGATCTGGCTCCGGGAAACCAGGAACGCATGGACTTTGTCCGCGCGACCCGCGAACACCTCGTCGAGGCGCTCGGCCATGGCTTTCTGCGGCAAGGCCGGGGCCGGGGCCGAAGGCTGAACGCCGAACACCGGGGCGATGGACTCGAATGCGAACGGCAGCTTTTCTGGCAGGCCGTGCCGGTTCTTGGAGTCGTAGGCCGCAGTATGGGTGGTGAAAAGCACGCGCTCGCGCCCTCCGACGCCACGGCGCTTTCCGGTGTCGCCCTCGGCCACCTTGGTCACGTAGTTGGCGAAAAGCAGAAGGTCGCTCCATTCCTTCAGAAGCGGCGCGACCTGCTTGCTCAGCTTCAACTCGTATCTGTCGTAGCTGCCCGCCTGCTCCGGGGACTCGAACTTCTTCACTGTCGAGTGCGCCAGAAAGACGACGTGCATCCCGCGCTTGAGCAGCACGTCGAGGCTCGTCAGAAATTTCGCGAACTCCTCCGCTACGATGACGTGCCCCTTGCCGAACCCGAAATCCTCGATCGAGTCCTTGTTCGCCTTCCGGCAGACGTGCTCGGCGAGGCGTTTTTCCAGCCAGTCGGCCGTGTCGATGACGAGCGTTTTGAACCCGTGGTCTGCGGTGGCGAGCTTTGTTGTTGCTGCAACAACATCGTCCCAGGTTTTGATTTCCGGGAACCGCGCCACATCGAGGTGGTGGGTGCCGCCCTCCGTGTCGATGAACACCGGCTCCGGCATCTGGGATGCCAGGGTGGATTTGCCGACTCCTTCCGGCCCGAAGATCGTCGCCTTCTGCGGCCGCGTGATTTTGCCCCGTTGGATGGTGAGGCTGCCAGTTGGATTTGTCATGTGATCAGTTTTGTGAGTCGCTGGTTGTCAAATGCCGCCCCCGGTGCGACCACCCCCAGGGAGGCGAAAGTGGTCAGGTGGTGAGTGCCTTCGCTTTGGCGCGACGGCGCATCCGGCGTTTCTTGGTGAGTTCCGGGGTTACCACCGCTCGAGTGCCCGTGGCCTGTGGCTTACGCGGGTTCTTCGTGAACAACTGAGGAGTTCCCGGAGGTGGGGGATGGCCACCGTAGAGGCGGATGTTGACGACCTGCTGCCAGACTTCCTTCGACATCACCGCCCGCCACCGACGGTTCGGTGTGCCTTCGGGGTCCACCCACGAGAAATCCATGCCGGGAAGGATCGGGAACATCAGATTTGTTCCTTCCTGGGAAATTCCTTGAACGCGTCCGATGCGGCGCACGAAGCTGCGTCATCTTCGCCAGTTGTGGCGATGTCGCGGAGTTGCTGCTCGCGGGTGGGGCATCTGTGTAGAATTTGCCCTTGCGGGACTTTTCGGCGTTCTGATTGATAGGTCATTTTGATCCTCCTGCTTTATTGTTGCCGCCGCTGACCCCAAGTAGAGTGAGCAGGGAGAGATCCTCCATGACGTGCGGCCACCAGAACCGCACCTTGCGGTTACCCGCTATCCGAATGAAGCGGATGCGACGTTTCCGGCGCATCCACCTGACGGAATCGACGCTTGTGCCGAGTCGGTCAGCCACTTCCCTCTCGTTAAGGAGATGGGTACGGTCTGTTGATGTTGCGGTTAGTGGCGTCGTCATAGGTCTCTATTGGCCTATGTGTGACAGCTCACAAATCGCCTGCAGACGATTGCAGACAGCTCCCTTAAACTATTCTCAATACTCTTATCACGAGTATATTACGGATCATTTATGCCTACCGCGTAAATTCAAAATGAGGTGTGACAACTGTCACACATTTTCAGCGCGTCATCTGCTGCTGCGTCGAAAAATGTGGGAAGTGGTGAGAAAATTTGTTGACTGAACAAATCATGTAAGCATACTTGCTTCCATGTCGGACGTGACCCTCGGCCAGTATCTCAAAGAATTGCGGCTCAAAGCCGGTTTCTCGCTACGAGATCTCGGCGGGAAGGTTGATGTTTCTGCTCCTCACATTGGAGACATTGAGCAGGGGAACCGCCAGCCCTCTGATGACCTTCTCGCCCGTCTTGCTGAGGCGCTCAGCACGAGCATGGATGATTTGGTGCGATACTCCAAACGCCCTCCCGCCAAACAGATGGAAGAGTTGATCGAGCAGAATCAGGGATACAGCCTCGCTTTCCGGCAGTTCGTGGATGCGGTCAGGGAAAACAACATTCCGCCAGATAAAATTCACGCTATCGTCAAAAAACTCCCTCCGAAAAAAGAATGAGCTACACCCGCACCGGAGCGGGACCGTTTGCCCGTCGCCTTTTTATTCCCGAAGAGAGGATCGAAAAAATCTGCCGAGAATCCTTGGCGTCAAGTGGCCTTTTGCCGGAGAAACCCGAAGCGATTCGGATTGATCGCTTGATTTTTCTCAAATTCGGATTCGAGGAGGAATACCTGGAATTACCCGCCCACATCATGGGGTGTGCAAAGTTCAGAAAAACCGGAATTACCAGGATACTCGTGAACCGCATTCTCGCAGAAAGAGGTGGACCCCGAAATTCGGACCAGTTAGTAAGTTATAAAAAGCGATGGCTTGCAGGCGTGAAACACCACAACCTGAAAGACCATCAAAAATGAAAGCCAAACGCAAAAGA